CCCCCACCTACCTCCCCCCTTAAGAGTCGCTCATCTGGCTCGGGCCCTTCTGGGCCCTCGCCGTGCCCGTGCGTGCGTGCGTGTGCGTGCGTGCGTGTGCGTGCGTGCGTGCGTGCGTGCGTGTGCGTGTGCGTGCGTAGTGAGTAAAGGCTAAGAGAAACGATCTATGGCTTTGCACTAAGGTTACCTACGTGCAAACGAAGCGCTCCATAGGAAATGAAGGTTGTCTAACCTACGCTTCTTGTCCAGACTGGCTATAACGCCCAAATTTGAGGGTTTCGACACGTTTATACGCATAGGAAATAAAGGTATGCTAACCTACGTTTCCAGTGGAAAAGTTATTCGGTTATCCGAATAACTCAGTCCGCGCCTTCGCCCCGTGTGTGATCCGCCCGTTACGTTTGAGAATGAGTGCGACGCTGTAAAAGGCTACGCCTTTTATAAGTAAATGAAGTATATAAAACTAACGCGCGAGCCCAGAAGGGCGAGCGCGGAAAGACACATCAATCCTCAATACATCGAGGAAACACACGAAAAATTAAGAAAGAGTAAGCCCCACTCCTCCAGCGGAGTGGGATAAAAAGAGGTGATTAGCCTCATAAAAAAAACAAAGTAAATAAATCTATCTATTTAAGCAAACAATGCCCAGATAAAGCCTAGACTAAAAGCTATCATACAATAAAAGGCTAATATCCAGCCAGTTACGATAGCTAGCTTAAGCCATCCAGATAAGTCTTTATATTTTATCATTTTTAATTGGTTTAATAACCATTTTCTTATCTACGTGGAATATAGTGAATTGTTTGTTAATCCAGTTCTTACTATCTTTCCCAAAGGCTTCTTGTAATGCTCTACCCGCTGTATTGTTAGGCGAATAGATCTTCTTCTTGCCGTTAAGATCGACGCTTAAGTTAAACATCTCTTTCTTTAAGGTTTCGTTATATTCAGTCTTACCTTCGTCGAGAATAGTAACTATATCGCCGTCGTTCGTGCTATCATAGTTAAGAAAATCGCCACTAAAATCAGTTATCATTTTTTACCCCCCGTTTAAATTTAGATTTTAAATCCCTCACGACTACTACCCGACCATAGCCATTGGAATCCGCCAAAAGCTCGTAATAGGAATCCCAACCGCCGGCATAGTTGAGATAAGCCCTAGACAAACAATATTCTTTATTTTGTTGTAATTTACTCCAATGTTTAGTATAATACGATTTCCAAACTTCTGCTTCAAATTTCTTATTATCTATCAAATCTACTAACTCTTGAAATTCAGCCATTCTAAATCCTTTTGGATAAACAAAATCTTTAATAGGTTTATTTTCCCATTTATAAATTCTAAACTCTTTACCTTTGAAATTTATAGTTTGAAAGTCTTTAGCTTTTTCTTCTTCCTCAATTATTAATTCACTCATATTCTTATAGCCCCCATAACTATTTTTCCGTTTACGTAGCAATCTTCTTTAATGATAACTTCTCCACAAACCTTGCAAGTATCGTTTTGCTTCCAACCAAATCTAGATGCCCCTTCGGTAGTTATTGGATTTTTACTTTCATAACTATGCCCATTTTTACAAGTAAATATTATTTTCATATCCCAACCCACCCTCTTTCACGTATATAAACGAATTGTTGCCCATCTTCAATTTTAGACAATATCCCACCAACGAACATTATAAATCTATTAGGAGAAACTTGTAAGTTGAAGTCTATTCCCTTCTGAATGCATTTAATCGCAGTCTTGCAGTTCTTAGGCTTAAGTTGTTTTACTTTTTTGCTTTCCATCTTCCAGTTTTATAGTTTAACCTCTTATTGATTTTCTTAAAAAATCTTTTCTCAAAATATCTCTTAGAGTCTTTAGCTATCTTGCCCCAGATCCCCTTATCAGTAGCGTGGCTCTTAGCGTGGAATTTATAGCCATCTAAAAAGCCAGCTTGATACATCTCTATTAACCCGTGCTTAGTTTGTATAGCTTCTTGCGCTACTTCTTTCTGGACACTATTTAACGTTTTTTCCATCTTCCTCGAGCCTAGATAGAGCAACATAAATTATTCTATCCCAGGCAATTTTTTTTAATTTATGAAACTTCATGTATCTAACTTTAATCTTCTGGATTTTCTGGAAGGCCTTATCTTCGTAACTAATATTTAATGTTTTCATCTCTTAACCTCTCATAAATCTCATCTATCTCGGCTCCTAGATCTCTATTCATATCGTCCTCATTCATCTGTTAAACTCCCAGATCCGAAGCGCGCGATCATCTCATTATTTAATTCTGTTAATTTCTCAATATCTAAAGATAAGAGTTTTATTTCCCAGTTGTAGCCTTTAGTATTCTTAATTAACTTTAAGCTTTCCGTTGTTGTCTCCAGTTGAGGAGTTTTAAATTCTGTTTCCATAATAAACACTAAGTAAGTAAGTATTTAAATCTTTCGGTTTTTATATGTAACTAAAAAAAGATAACAAAAATAAAAGAATAACAGCGACGGATATTAGTAAAACATACCAGATTATTTCAAGCGCTCCCATCTGTAAAAATCTCCAGTTCTTTGTTTATAGATCATTTGAGCTTTAAAATGTTCCTCGCGTAAGAGTTCGTATAAACTTTGATAGTCGTAATGTTGGCGCATAAACTTGGCTGTTTTAACTATCGTTTGTTCTAGTTCGCTCTTACTCTGCCTCAAAAGTCTAATCGACATTTATCTTCTCCTCGATCACTACATCAAATTTTTTAGGTAATCCGTTAGCTTCTAGACAATTATCTAAAGTTGCTTTGTAGTTATCGAAAAGTTCTTTAGGCGGTTGAAGCGGTTGCTGTAAAAATCTATCAATAGCAACCATAGCCATATTCTTAACGGCTTGTTCTGCGCCTTCTGGAACGTTTTTTATCGTTATATCTACCATATTAACCCCCTTACATACCCATTGCAAATAAATTTAAAGTCTTGACTACCAAATCATCAGTATCCGTTGTGTTTCCAACATACAATTCTAAGTAATCATTAGTAGCCATCTCTACCATAAGGTGTAAAGCCGTGCTTTGCGTATCTGCTGCGCCTATAACTTTCATTAAAACTTTACTCGCCGCCACAACACTACCATTTTTAGCAACCCCAAAAACAAATAAATCGTTAGCTGCCGTGCTTGCTATGCTAATCGTGCAAGCAATATGAAACATTTTAGTAGTAGTTCCCGTATATCTTAAACGTCCGTTGTTTGATCCGCCGTTGTCAAACTCGTAACTTGTGCTTAATGCTGTTGTTGGATTAACAACAACCATATTTGTTGATCCGTCCGAAGTTGAAGCAATACTTATAGTAGTTCCCGTAGTGTCAAAATAGGATATCTCACCCATAGGAACGATTAACCTACTTATTGGCCTTACTCCGCCCGTTCCTACTTCCTTTCCATTTAAAATTAAATCAGTTCCGTCGTAATAAATAGAAGCGTCGTCAGAAGCTCCGAAGTAATGTTTCCCGTTATCTGCGAGGTTATGTATATCCGCACTTACTTCTATATCTCCTATAACATCTAAAACTTCGCTTGGATTTGTTGTTCCAATACCAATTAACCCGCCAAAATAGTTTTTATTAGTTGTTCCCGCTTGATATATAGCATAAGGCGTATTACTCATACTACCCGCCGTGGGAGTTTGATCTTCCATGTATAAGCCATACATATTGACATAAGTTCCGCCCGCCGTTCCTACCGGCCTAAAAATACCACAACCATAAGTATTATTAACTAATCCCGTGGATAAATTTTCTACCCCAAATCTTCCGCATACCATAGAATTAATCTTGCCCGTTGAGGCGTTAGTGATTATAAAATGCCCGCCAAAGGCTTGTGCTAATCCGTTCCCACTTGTAGCACTATTATTATTATAAACTTGGAAATATCCGCCCGTTAATCTTGTAATAGTTGAAGATCCCTCGGCAGTTATAGAAGTTCTAGCTCCCGTAAAAATACCCGTGCTGTTGCTTGCTGGTTGTGCTGTTGGCGCTACGTTAATACCATAACTATTACCGCTTAATGCTGTTTGTAATTTATATATTTTTAATGCTTCGCTGTTGTTTAAACTTAATCCGCCTATACTTATACCGCCGTCTCCGTCGTGTGTAAATTTTGAAGAATAAATAAAATTGTCAGAAGTCGTGTTTGTCGTCGGTATTTCATAAGCAGCTCCGAAGTCTATGGGTAAATTTGTTAATTGTGATCCGTCACCAATAAATTTATTTTTAACTTTTATAGATCCATCCCATTCTATTGTATCACGATTATCGTTGCTCCAGCCACCCATAATAAATTAAGAAATAACAACTATAAATATGTTTCTACTCTGTTCCAGGCCCTTGAGTATTAGAGAATAAGACAATAGCCTTAGGCTCGTTAAGTTCTACTAAAATTTGTTCCCAAGCTCTTATTCTTCTTGTATTTCCTGGATCATCAGTAACATCAGTCTTTAAACTTTCTAGTTCTCTAAGAGTTGCGCACCTTTGAGGGATAACCATTAAAGCGTAAGAAGCTGTAACGTTAGGAGAAACTACAAATCTAACTCCAGCTAGTCCAGGCACTTGGCCGTTTAAGGCTGTTCCTTGTGATATGCTGTTAAATTGAGCTCCTTTATCAGTTACCCATTTTGTTATCGCTCTCTCGTCTCTTTGAGAAATAAAAACTATAACGTTTGAAGTATCGTAATTGAAATCTTTAAGCTTTTCTTTTCCTTGCATAATGTTATCGAAGATAGCAGCAGAAGCTCCAGTCCAGTGTTGAGTAGCTGTAATAGCTACGCTTTGAATATTTGTCGGGCTTCTATTTTCAGTAAGAGTATTCCAGATATAAGTATCTTCAGCAGAAGCTACTCCCTCGGCTATTTTTTCGATAGTTCTAGCTTCAATATTAACGTTATCAGATAAAACATCTTCCCACTGCAAAACATCTTGAGCTCCGAATTTTAAGATCCTTGTGCTTACTTCTTCCCAAGAAGCCGAAGCGTTAGGAAACTCTGCTCCTCTACCAATTTCTTTAAAAGAATTTCTTGTTATTCCAGTTGTAGTAACTCCAGTTAAAGTAGCTGTGTTTTCTCTCCAGAAGGTATTTTTCCAAGCTCCAGTTGAAACAACGCTTAAAGCTTGCCTAAAAACGAATTTCTTAGGTATTATTTGTCTTAGTGTTCCGTCTATTATTTCCTTTCTAATATTAGTGTTTTCTGTTGTTTGATATACCATTTTATAATCTTATCCTCGCTACAAAAGTTTCTCCAGCCGAAGCCGTCTCTTTAGCGTAACCTATAATAGCAGCTCCAGAAGCCGTAGCAGTTAAAAGAGCTTTAACGTAGTTAGGAAAATTAGCGTCAGCAGCAGAGACTAACATTTGTCCAGCTGTAATTGATCCGCTAGCATACATCTTAAAGTCTCCGTTAGTATAAACGCCTAGTCTTGTGGATCCGTCCGAAGCTTCTTTACTTGAAGCAGCAATTCCAGCGCAAACATCGTTCGCAGCAGAAGAAATAATAGCTGTATCTGGATCAGTTAATTTTAATAATGCTCCAGCAGAAATAGCGGTTCCATCAGCGATGGTAAAATCAGCAACGTCTCCGTTGTTTCCGTATAATCTTATTTTTGTTGCTTCGTTAGCCATAAGAAATATAGATATAGCTACTATTTAAACTTTTCGTTTTATTCGTTTAAACGAATAACTAAACTTACCTTCTCGCCAGAGTTGAAAAATCTTAACTACTAGGCCTATCGTCGCTAAAATAGATAAATAAATTATTCCTAGCTCGGTAATCATAAAAGCTCCTGGTAGTAATCTACTTGCCTATACGGATCCTTACCGCTTGGATCTTTAGGCATTACTCCAAAAATATCTTTCCTTATTCCTATTGGATGTATAGAAACGCCTAAAATTTGCGCCGAGCTTACTCCTCTCTTTCCTAGAGCTATCGTCGGCTCTATCTTAGAAGCTTCCTTAATTGCTTTTTTAGGTATTGCTTGACATTCAAATATTTTCCTTAAAAATCCTAATTTAAATTTATGTTTTAAAGTCTCGTTGCTCTTTGCTCCAGTATAATCTTTATTAGTAATTCCAAAAAAAGATAAAACTTCTGGTAAGCAATATTCTGGAAAAATATATTCATAAGCTCCTAGAATAGAGTATCTTAAAGATCCTTGAACTAGTGTCGGCTCTGTTTCTCCCGTTTGCATATTCTTCCGAGGAAAAACCCAAAACTGCGAGCTAACTAAGTTCTCCCATAGCTTAAGCTGTTCATATTTCCCTCTTACAAATAAATTTAAGTGCATTTTATCCAGTTAAACGTTTTCTTATTTCAGCCTCGACGAACTCTTTATGTTGCTGTTCTGGCGTCTTATAAATACTTCCAGCGTCAGCGCTTCCAGCTAATTGAATTTTACTTATAAGTTCTTGTCTTTTAGCAATAGCTGCTTCTAGTCTAGCGTTCTCTTTTTCTATTATATCCACGTTAGCAATAGGCTTAACCTCTTGTTGTGGCTCTGGCTGTTCTACTGGTTTATTTTCTTCTTCCACAATATTTACCCCCTTCTAATAATTTATTTATTGCGCTTGTATTTCTATTTAAAGCTTCTCTAAACTCCCTCATAAAATTTTTAATAATATATTGTCTATCGTAAATTAAATAAGCTACAAAAATTCCCGCCATTCCGTATTGAAATAAAGTTTCTTCGAACATTATTGACTAAGTCCGTATTTAGTTAAAAGTGCTTTTTGTCTAGCTTCTAGTAAGTCGTTATTAAAGTTCTCTATCGCTGGCTTTGCATATTGGAATTTTACTAAAGTATCTTTTAATCCTAAGAAGCCGAATAAATCTACTTTACTCATAGCTGTCGCCGTATTTTCTGCTTGTCTTATATTATTATAAACTTCCTCTAGTTCTATTTGAGCATCCGTGTAATCTCTTCCAGCTTCTACTTCTTTAAATATCTGTTCTGCTCTAGTAAGAGAAGATCCTAGAATATTTTGAGCAGTATTAGCCCTTAATTTTATCGAAGTTCCAACGGCTCCCAGAGTTAATAAACTCTTAAAAGATAAAACTTTTTTAGATATATCTAGAGTTTTTATAGAAGGTAACGCTTTAGTTATTGAAGGCAATATAGAAGTTACTCCCGCGCCCGTAATTATAGGCGCTGTTCCCGCTAGAATAGGCTCTCCAGTTGAAGTTTCAGTCTTTCCGAGAAAAGCCTCTTTAATAAATTCAGTTAAAGGCTGTCCGGCTGGCGTTAATCTCTGGGTTGGTTGTGCTACTTGAGCTTGTTCTGGTATTGGAGTAGTTTCTTCTTGAGGTAATTCTTTACTTAATATCTCTTGTATAGCTATGTCTTTAGCTTCTCCTTCTGAAGCTGCTTTACTTGCTCCCTCTAATACTCTACCAACCCTCGCGTTTTTTTCTTGAATAACTTTTCTTTCTTCTGGGCTTAAATTTGTTATATCTACGTTTTTACTTGGATCCGTTCCCGTTGGCCTACTATATATTTTTACTTCTGGAACTAAAGGCTGGCCACTTTCTTTAAAAACATCTTTACCAGTTAATTTATCTCTTACTAGTTGGCTTTCTTGTTTTTTTTGTTTATCATAAGAAGTTGATTTTCTTACTGGTATTGGCCGAGCCATTACTTACCTCGTCCAGCTATAGCGTCGCTAGGCTGGGTGTTTAATTGTTGAGCTCCGCCATCTTTAGCCGTGTCTTGAGCTAATTGAGGAGCCATAGAAGTAGGCGGATATAAGTTAATCCTTAAGCCTAATTGATTATAAATCTGTTTCTCTAGGTATCTCTGCTCGTGCTCGAATACTTGTTCGTGTGCAAAATACTCCATCTTGCCGCCGCTCTCTGTTGAGTTAGCGCTTCCGAAGATAACTAAAGGCATTCCTAGAGCCCTATAAAATCTCTTTGTTACGTCGTTTCTCCAGTCTAGGATAACGGATGAAACTGGAACGCTTACTACTTCATAAGATAATATATTCTCGTCGTCCGGGATGATTAAATCTTCAGTTTTATCTCTTATATTTTGAATTTTAGTTTGAAAAGCGCTTATTTTAACTGGATCGTCCGTTTTAAGCTTAAAAACTATAAAAGGCTTAGCTTGTCTATGCATAAGCTTAGTTGTATCCGTAAAACTCTCTAGTTCTGCTAGAAGCGTGCTATCTAGGCTCTCGATAACACTAATCCCGTGTATTTGATCAGCCAACCTATTATTTGATAAGTGGAATATTTCATCTGGCTTAAAAGTTCTCTTAACTTCCGTAGTATCGCCAGTTTTAGCGAATTGCTCGTATCGGATAATAATGCCTTTTTCATCTACAACCCATCTTATACTCGCTGGATCTAAAGGTTTAAGATTTATTAAAGTTCCAGTTTCTTTATCTCTTATAATTTGAGCTATACTATCCCTACCCACTTTTCTAATAACGTCCATATTGAAAAGAATATCCTCGAAGGTATCTTTTCCCCAGCCAGAAATATGATCTAGAATAATTTGAGTTTCTGGATCAGTTGTATAACCTTTACCAACGTTCCAAATAGCTTTCATAAGTATCGCAGATTTTAACTCTGGGCAAGAATTAAAATATCCCCAGTGTTGAGCCCAGAGTGAATTAGAGTAAATAGTTTCCTTTCCCGCTGTTATTCCGTCCGTATTTTGAGGATTTATAGACGTGGCTGTTAGATTATTCTCGTAATCTGTTACGCTTCCTTGTGTGTGATCTAAGATAGCCATTAGTTAAGATTAAGCTTAAAGGGTATATAAGCTAAACATTTAGTTGGGTTTTCTGTTGCATCTACGGCTGGGTGTGTTTTACCACCTATAAGCCAAGAAGATCCCGCGCTTCTATTAGTTGGATCGTGCTCTAGGCAAACGTGTCCGCTCTCATTAACGGCAAACGCTACTTTTAAAACATCTCCGACGGCAAAATCTGTTTGAGTAATTGTTAAAGATAAATTATAAGTTCTTACCGCAGTTGCAGAAGTCGGCGCTGTTGCTGTTGTAGTTGCTAAAGTTGTCGAGTTCTTTAAAATAGAAGCTGTTATAGTAGCAGTTCCACCATAACCGCCTAAAGTTACAATAGTAAAGTTAAGATAAGCTGTTCCTTGTATTATTTGAGGAGTATTAAAAGCAGATAAACTAAAAGTTGCCGTATTGCTAGAAAATAAAAATCTTCTTTCAGTTGCTCCGTCAGTAGTATCTCCAGAAACTCCGCCGACTTCGATCGCATTTTGCCCTAAGTGATAAGTTAAAGTTCCGCCAGGCTTAGAAGTAAAACAATAAAAAACTCTATTTCCAGTTCCTTCAGCTATATCAGTAAAATCATAATTAGCTAGAGCTACTTGTCCGCTTTCATTAAAAAATGTAGGTAACTGCGCCATTATGAAACCACCTTCTCTTGAAACGTTTTTTCTCTTAAATCTACTACGATTTGATCGAAGTTATTTTTCAATACGTTTAACATAGTGTTCGCATAACCTAAGCCCGTATATCTTCCTAGATCATAAGATATAACCTTCATAGCAGCTAGATCGCTTGTAGCGTCGGCTAACATAGGTTTTAAATTTGCATTAACGCTAGCATAATTAGTAACCCAGTCGTATCTAGTTTTCATAGATAACGTTGCTTCAGCTTGATCACAAAAAGAAGCTAATAAAGTTCCGCTTGTTGCTGTCGTCGAGGAAACATTATAACCAGCTTTTTGAATTATTGCCGCGCTAGTGCATAAAGTAAAACTCATCTTAAGCTGGCTAACCTCAGAGCCTCAATAGATTTACTTAACTCTCTTATAGTTTCAATAAAAATATAATCTCTTACTTCAACATCAAACTCCTCTTCTTTTATCTTAATCTTTTTTAGATCTACCATCCTTTTTAAAGTATATCCCTATATTTAATTCTTTCGTTTATCGCCACCATAAGCTTAAACCCTCGTCTTCCGTGCAAACCCAATTAGCTCTTATTAAACCCTCTACTATATGCGTATCATCTCCGTAAATCCTTTCAATACTATCTCGCCCTTCTCGGATAACTACCTCGGTTAAAACGCTTTGTAAAGATTTTTTTATATTGCTATCGTCTAGAAGTTTTATTTTTCCTTGTTCTCCCATCAATAAAAGTCTATAATACATTTCTTCTTTCATTAGTTTCTTCTTTTCTTTTTTATCAGAAGATAAAAATCTTTTTGCATTATTAAGAGCTTTAACCTTATCCCTAGTTCTCGGCTCCCTTAGTAATTCCGAGAATACTCCGAAGCCTACTCCGCCATCATCTACGCCGATCATATCGAATTTATATCCGTCGTGTAATTGTAAAATTTTTTCTGTTGTTTGAGTTGTTAATTTTTTTCTATCTATAATATTTTCTACTTGCTCAAAACGATCTTTATTCAATTTATGTATAACTTCGAAGGTTATTTCATCTTCTCCTAAACCAGCAACATCTACTCCTAGATATGTCTTTCCTATTTTGTTAAAACTATTCGGCCTCTTTAATACACATACTTTTTTAATCCACTCATCTGGAAAAAATCTTCTCATATCATCTAAAAACATAGCTAGATATTCTTGCGCGTATCTTAACTCTGTTAAAATGGTTTTCTGGCCTTCTAGGAATTCCTTAGAGTGCCTTGGGCAGTCTTCCGCGGAAACGTAAAATTTTTGAAAATCGTCTCTTAAAGAGCACATATAGAAAAAACCCTCTTTAGCTCCAGGCGTTCCGAGAAGATCAATACTTCCGCCAGTTACGCTAACCATAGGAAAGACTGCGGTAAAGACTTCATCATTCATAGATCTCGGCTCGTCTATTATGATCTTCTTTAAAGTTAGGCCTCTTAATCCTTCTCCCATTAGGCCAGCCGCGTAACACATTATTTTGACGCCATTTAAAACGAATTCGTGCTTAGTTGGCTTTTCTTTGGCTTTTTTACTAATTAAATGCGGGTATCTTATAGAAGCATAGTTAAAAGCCTTAAAGAATAGGTTATAGGCTTGCTTTTCTGTATAAGCGATAATAAGTATATCCTCTCCCTTAGTGTGTTTATGAACGGCTAACTCTACGGCCTTAATACTTGCCGCTGTTGATTTGCCTACTTGACGGCCACACAATAAGAAGCAGTTACCTTTAGCCCTAATATATTCGAGTTGCCACCCGTCTAAAGTAAGCCAGGGTTTATTAATATCGAATTTTTGTTTTTCTTGTTCCATTTTGTTAATTCTTCCGCCAATTTATGCTCTATCTCATTTAAAGCATTATGAAATTTAACTAAGTTTTCTCTCTGCTCCAGAGGATATAAAGCTATTAAGTCTTGAAACTCCTTTTCGTAAATTTCAGAGATTTCTGTCGGCGTTTTCATTCTTAGATAAGAGCGCGTTCTTAATAGACTTCTTGCCTTCTGGGCTCGCCCAAAACTTAACCGCTTCTTCATAAAGCGGGTGTTTCTTAATAGCTTCTATTCTAGCCTTCTCAAACTCGTCTATCTTCTTTTCTTTATGCTCTCTTTGGCTAATCATCTCTATTAAACGCCTTCTTTCTTCACTTTGCTCCATTTGTAACCTCTAGTAATTTAATTTCTGCTTCTGCTGCCGCTTCATATTTAGCTTTAATATCTAGAATTCTAACTTGTTTCTTTAATTCTTCAGTGCTCATAAATTGATAAACTTTCTTTTCAAAATATTCTTTCAATAGGTTATTAACTAATAAAGAAGCATTCTCCTCTTTTCTTAGTTCCTCTGCTATCTCTTGATCTAGCGTCAATAATTTTTGTATTTTCATCTTTATATATAATATCTATAATATATATGATATATATATATATATAAACTTTTCTATAAACTAGATAGTTACGAAAAGAATTTAAGTAAAGAAGACTTAAAGTAACGGGAGGGTTACGGAGTTTTAGGGAGAGCCTAGGAAAAATATAATTTTTCGCGGCTCGGCTCCACCCCCCACCTACCTCCCCCCTTAAGAGTCGCTCATCTGGCTCGGGCCCTTCTGGGCCCTCGCCGTGCCCGTGCGTGCGTGCGTGTGCGTGCGTGCGTGTGCGTGCGTGCGTGCGTGCGTGCGTGTGCG